GACTTGGGTGAAAATAATCTGGATCTTTACAGCGACCACACTCCTCGCCGTACTCGCCACAATGAAAATAACGAATACGACCATCCGACCGTGGCCAAAAACAATAACCGCGAACACGATCGCGCGACTCACGATAGTAACTAAGTTTGTCGCGAAGAGACCGAATGAAATCCTGAAAATCTTTTTTTACAAGAGTTTTGTTTTTCGGAAGGAACTCATCTGAATAAGTCAAAGTAATAAAACAGTTGCGTTCGTAAAGAGATGCCTCGTGAACGCATCTAATCGCCCACTGGCGAGAGCGTTCGAGGCGACAACCAATACAACGACCACACGGCAGAGTTACAGGAAAAATCTCACGACCGGGGTCCGCATCCCGACGAGAAAATACAATCGGGCGTCTGCCCGTTGACGGATTAATCGCTCCGCGATATCCAGATATAGGGCGATAGCAAGGCACGCTGTCGCCTTTCAACTACAATCTAATTCCACCGCGACTCGGAGCGCCCGCGCCATTGCGCGGATGAACGCGCTTCGCAGTGCGGGTAAAAAGTTTCCGAGAGTGACGACGAGACATTCTGTAGCGTTTTTTCATAAATCCCTCACATCCAGTTTAAGGTGTAATTTTCAAAAATTCCACCAGTCGTAACATTTACATGAACTAGCATCATGTTACGACTCCCCTTTCGCTTCCTTGGAAGGGGCCCCAGCTGCCGCGCTGGCAGCGACAGCCGGCTGGCTAGGGGGTGAAGCCTCCTCAACCTTTCTTTCGACGGCCAAGCCCATTTTAACAAGCTCCTGCCCGTTTTTAGGATCCTCTGCAAACTCAAGAAACTTCGCAGGGTCGTTGTCAAACCGTTTGCGCACATGCGCATCCAGCGCCGCAAACTGAAGTTTTGCCAACTCAACAATCTCCATAGCCTCTTGAAACGAACCAACGTCAGAGAAATCACCATACATCGGGTCTTGCTTGATTAAATCGGGCAAAACACCCGTCTTAGCATACCGCGCCAAAATTTTATTAATATCACAATCCTCTGCGTCGGCCTGCTTAGTCATACCAGGATCACCCGAACAATCAAGACCCGTAGCATGAGAAATGACGTCCTGCTGACCGTCATAACAATGCCGAGGGATATGGTCAATTATTCCAATTACTTGCATTTTTCCTCCTCGATTATGGCAAAAGAATACCTTTAGAGCCTGCTCTCTCCAACCTTTCAAGCTCACTAAGCCCACGGCTCTTTGGACTCGAGCGGCTCTTTGAACTCGCGGAACTACCACCACCAAAAAACATGCGTAAAATCTTTTCGGCAATACCAGCGCCTTGCTCTAAACGCTCACCTGCCGCATCCCACGGTGCCATCGATTTATCAATCGAATAACGCTCCTTAGAAATCTCATTCTCGCGCTCACGAACATCCGCTAAAGCCTTAGCAGCTCGCGTCTCATGTGAAGCCTTCTCTTCAAGCTGCTCGGTGTAACCTCGATCAGCCTGAAACTTCGCGGCCTGCTCCACCTGCGTATTCGCAGATGCCTTATTATAAGCGGTTTCTGAATTTGTTTTTGCAAACGCAGCACCCTCAGAAGCAATCGCCCTAGCCGTATTCATCAAACCGGCACCAATATCACCCTTACGAGGAGCCGTAAGAGACGGCATAGCGCCCGTAGGTGTACTCGCACCACCTTGCTGAAAGGCCAACATAGGATTTAAACCAGCCGCCTTCATATCAGCCATCGCGCGCTGATACGCGGAATTCGACATGCGCTCCTGAAAAGCCATCTGTTTATCAGCCAAAGCAACCTGCATCTCGTTGGTGCGATCAACAGATTTCGCATTAGAAATCGCGCCGCCGGTCAACATATCGCCGACGAAGCCACCACCTTGCTCTAACTGATCACCTGAAAGCAAAGACATACCCCCAGTTACGGGGGCTAAACCAATCTTTGCTATATCACCAAAAAAACCCATTAGAAATGATCCACAAGACCAGGTACAGAATAAGTCGGCATAGGCCGCGCACACTTCAAACGGATATAACCATCTAAAAGGAATTGCGGCTCGGTGTTAACCGCCTGAATACGATCGATTGGCGGAGCCGCCGTAATGAACGTATCGCCAAGCGTTGGGAGTGATATGAACTTCTGAGCAAGGTGCCACACGTCAAGAGTTCCCAAAGCAGTGCTTCGGAACTTTCCGGTAATGAGAGATGGCTTATACCGGTACTCGGCATAACGCTCTTGATAGCCAAAGGTCGCGGAATCTTGAGAGGCGGTGTCATCAGTTGCATAAATCTCCTTATTTAAAATCGCCTGCTCACCAAGGTGAGACAGCGCAGGCCAATAATAATCGTAGCGGGTGCTACGAGACCACATGCGATGTATCCCTTGTTGATAATTGAGGTCGGCACGCACTGAAACAAGACCAAGAATGATCCCGTGCTCGGTAAACGATTTCACGAAGCCCGGACGAGCGAGGGCTGTGCCGACCCCGGCAAGGTTCGCCTGTGGTGTGGAACCAGTTACAGAAGTTTGAGGAACGGGAGCAATATTGACAGGAGCAGAAGACACAGAGAGAAGCTCAGGACGCTGCAAGCGAGCATCCGGAGAAACAACTCCAAAATGAGAGCGGACCAATTCAGTATAGCGCGTGCCACCTCGAGCATCCCTTTCTAACAATCGTTGAATTTGAAAAGACTGACGAAGAGAATTGATAGTCGCACTGGTGGCCGCCGCAAGGTCCGCATAAATCGTAGGATAACCACCGCTCGCTGCGGTTCCTTCGAGATAAACCTTCGCGTTTACACCTGACGGGTCAACGTTGCGGGCATTCGCATAAACACGCGAAGCACCGCCCGACTCGTAAACGGTGACACTCGCGTCACCAAAGACCTGGTTCGCAGAACCAATACCCTTCACAGGGGCCGACGTACCAAGAGAAAGCGTAACAGCCGTTCCTTTCTGAGTGAAAGGCAAAGCGCCGGTAAAATAATCCTTCCGCGCGCCACGCTTCAAAAGCACATAGTTAGAATAGGTATCAGGACCATCACCTGTATCAACAGTCACTGAATTCTGAAGGTTTTCGTCCCTGAACCATTCATTCCAGCAAAGATTATATGCGCGCTGCGGCAAAGCTGAATAAGTGATCTTTTTACCGGCCGCAACCTGGCCCACCGTTGGCAATCCAAAATAATCGGCAAGAGAACCAACGGCGGGACCATCGGCGGGGCTCTGAACAGTGGGGTTAAGATAAGAAATCGAATCGCCAGGGTTCGTTTGCTCACCCATGAATTTTTTGAAATTAGCCCAGATTAGGCGATTCGGAACAAAAAACCAAAACGTATCAAGCCAAAGATTGTCCATAATCGGCTTAAGAGGAGTGGACAATCGCGCGAACAAAGTCGCGTGAAGATTGAAAGTATCACCCGGAAGAACCTCGTCGACGTAAACCGGAATAAGGTACTGAGAGTCAAAAGTCGTCTTAATACCATGCGACCGATCAAACGAGCTTCGCGGAATATCCGCTCGCGGGACCTGGGTGAAATTGTGAGAAGCATTACTACTCGGAAGTTTGCCCGGATTCAAACCTAACATCATTATCGCCTTTCTGTAATTTTACGTTCAGTGGGTTGTTGCAACTGCGTAACACCAGAAGGAATAACACCATCGCGATCGCGACTCTGAAGTTCAAGAGCAGTTCCCACTGAAATTTTAGTTTCATTATTGGTGAACACCCCGTTCTGATCATCATACTCGCCAAGCTCGAAAAGTGTAAAGTCTTTTGGATGCCGGGCAAACATCGACTGCGGATTCGCAAGCTCATCAGTGAACCAACGCAAAGCCGCACCTCGGTTGACAAAGTTCATAGGGTGGCCGTACGCTGCCACTGCTGAATCATAAACAGAATACACTTTTAGCTGCATTTTATAGTTTCCTTTTCAGTTGTTGTTGTAGACACAGTTCGGCCACCCGTTCTTTCACTCGCAACCGAGTAACGCCTGACTCCTCGTCACCCGGTGCGGTTCTAGCGTCGGATTGCCGCCTCATTTTCACTTGCCTCATCATCTCCGCGTTTGCAAGCTCAAAAACACGATCATACGCTTTCGGCGGCCTCATCAATCGACCACGGACGGCGATGGAATCTGAGGGGTAGGCGTCGCTCCAATATTTTTCAAGCCATCCTCGGCCGATTCCTGGCCTTCGGGACATCGTTGTATACTCTGGCAAACGACCTTCGTAGTGCGCTTCGGCTTGATCTCCTGTGATTTTTTTAACGACATAGCGAGCGACGTAAGCAGCGCTATCAAAAGTGAGGTCACCAACGGTGCAATGCCCTTTACCCCAAGTCTCTGTAAGAAATTCCGAAACATAAATGTCCCCCGTTTCCTGCCGCTTGAATAATATTCTGTCATCAAAATCAAAATTGAACAAGCAGGCATGATAATGAGGTCGACCAGGTTGAAAGCGGTCACAAACAGGACTTGGGTGAAAATAATCTGGATCTTTACAGCGACCACACTCCTCGCCGTACTCGCCACAATGAAAATAACGAATACGACCATCCGACCGTGGCCAAAAACAATAACCGCGAACACGATC